ACTATATTTCAACACAAAAATAGCTGTTACAACCTACTTACTATCCGCAAATTGTAACAAATACGAATTAGCCCAATGCGGAATCAATAACAATTGTACGATTTTGTTGTACATCGGTAATATCTTGGACTGAAACTATCGGATTTGGAGCATTCTCTACCCCTTCTACAAACGCAAGTGCGATAGCTGCCACTGTCTTGTCGGACAAATCAACCGTTTGCTTAGACATAGACCGATTAAGATTCGTATAAGATTGAGTACTGATAACATCGAATCCTCCCCCCTGTGCATATCGGTAAGCATTAGAATTGCCAAAAGACCGTCCCCCGTATTGCTGATTAAGAGCAGACAACGCATTTATAGCATGAGATGCACGTTTGTTGAGGATGTACATATTCTCGCCTCCTTCCGCCTCGAACTGCTGTCCGTTTGATCCGGTGAACGTTACACCGCCCTGTGAATGCGGAGCACCAAACACGGTACCACCTTTGGCAAACTTCTTAACGCTGGTGTTCGTTTTGGGAACTTCTTCTTTTACTTTCATAATTGAGGCTACTTGTTTCAATCCGGCGGCGATCACGATGGCTGCTTGCGCTACTCCCCAAATACCACCCTGCGCAATAGCCTTAGATGCACCTAAGTATGTGTTAATCGTAGCCTGCGCCAGAGCAAACGCTTTTCCGGCTTCTGATTCCTGTCCCATGATATTAGAGATTTGCCCGGCGATATCAGCTGTCATTTGCAACTTGGCGTTTACCAGTTCCTTTTCTCTCTTTTCCCGTATTTGGGCGTATTTGGATTCAATCAAAGAAATGTCCGCCCCAGTCTTCTCAGCGTTCGCAACTTCCATTTGGTATTGCTGCTCTAGACGAAGGGATTCACGTTCGAAGTCACTAGTTATGCTGGCTTCCTCGATGGCACGTTTGTTCTCTAAGTCCATAGCTTCCGTTTCTCTCTTCTTAGCGGCTTCTTCGGCTTCTAGGGCGGCTACCTGTTCTTGGAATGCTATCCGCTGTTCCAGCTTGATGTTATCGAATTCCTGTTGCGTGATAAGCCCCTGCTGTAACCTGTATCGCTCCTTTTCTAAGATAGCTTGGTTTAGCGCGTCTTGGTCCCCTAGTGCCTTCTGCTTGTCTACTATACCGATATTGGATTCACGGATTTTCAACTGTAGTTCGGTTATCCCGTTCTCGTAGCTTTTTAGAACTTCCGCCTGTATCTTCTTAGCTGTTTCAGCAGCTTTCTTATCGGCATCCTCCTTCGCTTTCTTGGCGTCTGCCGCTGCCTTCTTCTGAGCGGCGGAGTATGATGCTGCGGCAGCTTTATCGGCTGCTACTTTCTTATCAGTTTCAGATTTTTCAATACCGGATAACTGTGATATCAGTTCCTTCCGTTGCGAAGCGTACTGGGCTTCTTTTTCAGCTACAGCGGCATTCGCTTCCGCAACTGCCCTTAGCTCTTCTTTCGTGGAATAGGCTTGATTAGCTTTCTTTTCAAGAATAGAAGCACTTGTCTTTAACAAATTGAGTTCTGTCTCTTCCATTTGCTTAGATATGCGCAAGGCTTCTTTTGCAGCTGCCGCCCTTTCCGCCGCCGTTTTGGATTGATCTGCTACTAAAGCCTTCTGTTTCTCTAGTTCTCTTCGTTGCTCTGCTAATGGAATTATAGCGGCGGTTTCCGCACGATATAGTGCGTCTTCTTCCGCTACTAGACCCTTCGCCGTATTGATGGATTTTACGGTTTCATCCGAAATAAGACCAAGCCAGTTATAAACCTTGATATAAGCCTCTGCCAGCCATTCGAACACCTTAACGACCTCTGAGAAAAACAGAGCTATGGCATCAAGTACCCTCGTTATAATAAACTCCATTGGGGCAAGGATGGTCTTAACGGAGTTCGCCAATTCATCGTTTCGGTCCATCAACTTTCCGATAACAGAGATCACAGTAAGAATAACCGAAGCAATAGCGACAAAAGGATTCGCCATCAATGCAGCGTTGAACGCCTTGATAGAAGCAATCCCCCCAGACATACCCTTGACCATTTGCCCGGTTGCGCCTGTCATTCCGCCTAAATTAGCCGTAGCAGCCTCTATGTCTTCTGCGTAGTTACCCACGTTTCTACGGGTATCACCTACCCCTTTCTCTAGGTCCTTCAATCGGTCCGATAGTTCTTTAGTCTGCTTGACTAGCTGTATTCCGGATTCTTTGGTAGTGCGTTCCTCCACGGACATTTTGTTTAATGCCTTCGTGTTCAACGCCAATTGTGCCCGCATGGATTCTACAGTTTCTGCACCAGCATTAACAATAGTGGTGTGCGCCTTGATCTGCGCTGCATTTTCAGAGACAGCCGTCTTCATATCGTTTAGCTTCTTGGTGTTAGAGATGATGTTAGTCTCCAGCTGCTCCATTTGTTTCTTTGCGGCTGTCTGATCCGTTTTGTTATCCGCATAAGCCTTCCGAACTTCCTCTAAAGCCTTCTTTTCATTGTTTAGAGTAGTAGTTAGCTGCTTCTTTTCCTCCGCTAGTTCTAGCGATTTCTTAATAAGAGCGTCCAAACCTTCTACGGCTTTCTCCGTCTTGAACGAAAGGTCTAGTAATGTTACATCTTCTGCCATTATTTTTGTCTTAATAAATTAATTTTAGTTAGTTTTACCTTACATTCCTGCGTGGAAATGTTGTAGTCCGTGATCGACCGGACATAGAAAAACGCATTGAGTTGTTTAAACCACACCACACCGTTCTCTTTATAGTTGTTTTCGATGTAATAATAAGGGATTTTAGCCTTAATTGTCACGTCCAAAGCGTCCGAAAACAGTCCGTAGTATTTCTGAAGCGACTGCGTATACTCGATTGATTTGAAGTACTCTACCCATGTAGACCCAGCACCCACCTCTCCTTTACGAATGGCGAATCTAGGATACGTACCGTCTTGAGGATATGGGACATTGGATTCCACGATGTCACCCTTAGCGGTGAACGATGCCTTCGAAACCTGTAGACTCTTGAAGAAATCCCCGATCTTGAACACTGCGGTGTTCGGGAGACCCTCGGAATCCTCGATCTTGTCGGTTGACAGGTAAAAGTCTGACCAATCCTGCCGGAACTCGTTGAAGGTTATCGGACCGTTGTTCCGATCTACGTTGCGGGCATCGTCAGCGATCAGTTTGTACACGTTGACGATGACGTTCGTGTTGCCGCTATCGTCCACATCCAGCGTAAACTTCCACCCCCATTGGAATATCTTGCAGATATCGGTGAGATACGTTATGGCATCCGATACTCCGCAGTTTCCCCATTCCTGTGTAAGTCCTGCGGTATTCTGAAGCGATGTTATTTTTCCCGACAGGTTTACGGCTTCATCCGGTGACATGAAGGATGGCGGAAGCGCATTCAACTTATTGTAGTCATTGATGTCCCTGCTGATGTAGAATCCATAGAAGTGACGGATAGGTATATTCATAGTCGTAGAAACGTACTTGTAGCGGACCTGCGTGATGTCGTTCTGATCATCGTCCTTTTGGAAGATCGCTACCGTCTGATTATTGTACACCGCTTTGAGAACCACATAGTTCAGCATCGTGCCTATCTTAGACATATCCAGCGTAATGTATGCGTTGTTGTCCATAGTAACAACAGCCACGGTTGATTCTGTCACGCCACCCGGTGCTGTCATGGCTGTCCGGGTATCGTACTCCTTGATATCTAGAGCGTTCCCTTTAAAGTATTTCGTACCGTCATCAGTCTCCGATGCATACCTCCAAAACACGGTAACAGACTTGCCTACAAGTAGATCGGAAATCCCTTTCTGACCCAAGTTCTCGATGATCAGACCCGGTGCATAACCTCCGTAGTCGATAGCGGGGAATGCCACGGGAATAGGAGAACCTAGTGCTTTCGTGATCAGATCGCTAGCTCGGAAGAACCGGGTATTGCCCACATTCGAGTCGATGAGAGTAGCCTCCACGACTTCTTTTGGCAACTGCGACATCTTTAGGTCCGACTGCGATAGGGCAATGCTGTAGCTCTCCTCATCGCAGGTCACCTTAGCCTTGAACCGCTTGTTGATCGCTATCCCACCTATGTAAATCCTAGCCTCGTACTTCGTATCACGCATCACGTAGCCGAAGTTGCGCATCTGATAGAAGATACCATCGTTGACCCGGTTTCTCGGTGCTTTGATGTTAGCCGAGTAGGTGCGGGTAGACTCGCCAAACGAGTAGGGTGAGGACGCATTGATGGAGAGTTTGACATCTGTCTTAGTCAAGCCCTCCAAGAATGTGCCATTTATCTGTATCTTTATATCCATGTTAGTATTGGAATTTTAACGTTGCTGTTTTAGCCAAGCCCGATGCCGTATACTTGACTCCCGTAGTCGAGGAACACCGTATCTTTGTTTCATGAGGAACACCATCTAGCCCTCTAACTGTTACGTCCGGAGACATGGATAGCACATCTAGTGCGAACTTGTTAGCCTCAGTCAGTTCGAATACGCAGGTTAACTCACGCTTGGTTACTGTGCCACCGTCCAAGCCCTGTGTGATCGTGGGCTGCGTGCTCCAATTGTAGCAGGAGATCGCATCGTAGGACCCATAAGAGTTAAGCCATTTCAGTGTAATAGCTCCACATGCGAATGTTTCTTCCGGGTAATGCTTCACGGCTGCTACTGATCCGTCCGGATTCTTGAGCGTGATCTTCTTATACTGACATGCGTCCGCTATTCCGTCACCCTGCATGTAGTTGAAGCGGTCAGTCGATCCGTCTTGATAAACTACATCCACATCGTAGTCCTGCGTAGCTAGATTGCTGTTGATGAAAAAATCGTCATCCAGCGTATGCGCTAGCGGTGCTCTGCGACCCAATTGGTCCCGGAAGTCCGTGTCGGCATTAGATACCCGGTTGATGTTGTTCCGGCTGGCTAGGTTCATGATTGGCATGCGGAACTGCTGTGTTTGTACGTTTGCGACTAGGCTAGCTCTGTGAGTTAGCCCTAGCTCCACGGTATACCCGGCTATCCGGTCCTTGTATGCCGGGAGGAGCGGGTAGAAGTGGGATGCCAAATCGATCTCGATGCCGTTGACAGGTTCAAGGTTAGCCACATAGAACGAGTCTAGGGAGGATCGGCATTGCACAAAGAAGTATACTATGATGTCCGTAGGCAGATCCGTAACAATCAGCTTTAACGGAATGTTGTCCCAAATGGACAGACATCCGGGATAGTTGTAGACCTTGCCATCGGGGATGTCTACGTTCAGACCTATTCTTGGTACTTGTACTTTCATTGCGTTAATATGGTTAGAATTTTAGCCTTTATGATCTTGTTTATATCCAGCGTCAGCCGTTTCACCCGTTCTGGATTAATGATGTCGGAGACTACCCCGCCACCGTTATACTTGTTAGGAACCTTGATGCCGTCCCGCTTCATCACATAAGCGATGGCGAAAGCTGCTTCCTCCGGGATGTTTGCACCAACCGTCCGGTTCTTGTCTTGAATCCACTTTTTAATGGCGGAGACAGGCGGAAAACTCCCCGCTTTCCTACCCTGCTCCATCTGTACGACATAATGCGGTGCAGTAATAGTTACCCTATCACCGAGATCGTTTACTTTTAGATCACGCCCAAATTCACCAGACGCTACCAAACCTTTCGAAACATAAGATTCGAAGATTTCCTTTTTTATCTGTTCTACAACCTGCAATATCTCCTTATCCATAGTTCAATAAATCATCTGTTATAGAAAATGTTACACTCCAACCGGACTTCATTGAGTCATAGATATTCTGTACCTTCTTGAAACTCAATCCATCCACATCGAAGTGACACACAAAAGCGGACATTAGTTTGTTTAAAGCCAAATCGGTACGCATTAATGTATCAAGTTCGGCAACGTTATCCGTAAGATAGTACGATTTATCTAAGCACTGTAATACTACGTTATACTTCCGGGTAGCAGGAGGCAACTTAGACATACCACCGTCCGGGACATCAAACGTTAAGAACATACCTGAGATGTCATTCACTAGCTCGTTAATAGTAGACGTATCTCCGAAATAGATAGGCAAGCCGAGTTTCACGGCTTCCCCATCCATAAAGTTTAGTATATCACTGAATATCATGGCAGTTTAATTATTGCGTCATCGTGACCGTTACTACACAGGCATGCGCCCGAATCAAAATCATACCCCATTACGGCGTTCCCTTGTAGGGTTATAGAACCTTCTTGGTTAAAGTTCCGAGATAGCACGGCATTGTCGTACATCCGGATTTTAACTCTGCTTATATTCAGAGTAGCAGAACCATAAGGAACCACGATTCGCGGTGACGGTTTGAACTCAACATATACACGGGAATCCGGGGCTTCGTTGGGCGACATCTCGGACGCATCCGACTTAACGATAACTAGCGTGATCAGTGCTGTTTTAGCGTACACCGCATCCGAAACAGGTGAGTACAACTTCGTTAATGCATCGAATACCTGTCGTGACACATTAAATCCCGCACCTTGACCTGTACTCTGTCCGGGCATAAAAACATTGATAGGTCTTTTTAGCCGGATCGCTTTTGTATAAACCGTTTTCAGTTCCTCATAAGTTTTACCCGCATTCTCTTCACCGGAAGCCATAGAACCTTGTTCCCAATAATCCGGACCTAGAAGAATGTCACTAGGATCCCTCCGGTCTAGTTCGTTCGTAATATAACGGAGCCTCTTGAACGCCTTAACGTACCGAGCTTCCGCCAATGGTATATCGGAATCTTCTATATATCCCGTACCGGATGCGGCTTCGGATTTTTTTAAGATAACCCCTATGAAAGAAGCCCTGCTCGGAGTAATGGCCCATGCCTGTGACCAATTAGATGTACCAAGATATGTACCATCGAAAGCATATACATAGCAGTTAAACCAATACCCCGGATTGCATGATATCACTGCACCCGGTTCTACGGGAATAACTTCTTTAAATCGTCTACGGTCTGCATCGGTTGAACCTCCCGGAGGATTCTTACCGGCTTCCCACCCTTGTGGTATTAAGCTCTCGTTTATACCTCCCTTTTCCCACTTATTAATATCGAAATAACGCTTTTCGTATTCCTGTCCGGTCACTTGAACATCACCTCTCACCGTTACGCCCGCGCCTACGTATCCGCTACCGGAGATTATAGGGTATTTTGTGTAATCTGAACCTTGTATAAAAAGACCCTTAGAAATGAACTCTTTGGCGGTTATAGCGGAATCGTCTTCTTTCCGGAAGGATGCAACAAAGTACGGATATTCATTTTTTAACTCTGTTACATCCGTTTCGTAGGATTTAGAGATAAAATTGTCATCTAAATACAATATCGCTTTCATTCGATAATTAGAAGGAAGGGCAGGGAAAACAGCGCCTCTAGTAGTTAACGGTGTTTTCATTCTCACCCTATTAGGGTCATTGATTTTATAAATCTCATAGCTACCGGAGGAACCTGTACTATATCCACCTTGTTCGATGATATCACCGTCTAACTGAGTATATACGTGAGCCTCAGTTAGACGGGCGGTATCATCTAGATTCTCCGGTCTGTTGATAACTCCGGTTAGTTCTCCTCCACTGCTAAACATGTCATAATGCCCCTGCATATGACTACTGTATAACGTTCTTCCTGCTACCGTTTTCCCGATATGCTCCTGCGCGTACGAGAAATCTATGTCTTCGTACGTATTGCCTAGAACTTTGTTGTGGGTAAACGATGCTTTTGGGACAATGCACCTCCGTAGCGTCACGCCTCTGGCGTTCACCAAAGGCCCCGAAACAAAACTTTCGCTTATCCGGACCAAAGGAGAATCAGATGCTACGATATAATGGTCCCTGTTTGCATTCCCTCTGTGGATATCAGCGAGGTACTGAATGTATTCTAATCGTTCCACATTCCGGAATGTTCCATAAGGCTTATAGTCCTGTCGGTCTGTTTTCGTGTACATAGTCGTGTTGATCAGCCCGCCAGCCAAGAACCGAAGCTGCGTAGTAGCAAGCGCGAAGTTATCCGTAGGCATTATAAATTCGGAACCGTCCATAACATAAACGCCGGATACGGATTCGGGGCGTAGGTCCATGAGAAGGGAACCGCTAATGTGACCGATTACTCTAGCACCCGAAGTTTCCAGTTCCGCCGGAGTTAACGTAGGATTTCTTGCGTAGGCTACCATACACGTGTTATATATCGGGTGCGATAGTTTATACAATGTGGATGTCGCCGTTTCGCTTTCTCCTGCGTAGGCGAATCCGGAAGGTGAATCGGTGTAATAAGCCCAATATATTCGCGCATTAAATCCCGGCGGAACATAAATACGTGTATCTTTTCCTATCCTAAGAACGGCGGTGTTCCGTACAAAGTTCTCGGCGTCTACTCGCATCGTAGCACTTGTAAATAATGTCCCTTTTGACGCGTCTTGATTAAAACGCCCCTGCTCAAACGGGAATGCTTTCGTATTTGTAGCAGGACCGCAAACACAGTCCATAAAGATTCCTATAAAGCTGTCCCGCACAATCATATCGCATTTAGCATCCGCCGAAAAAGCTCTGATACTGATTTGTCCCGGAATTTTAGTATTTCCGCTAAACTCCGTTACCCCATCGGTGTGAACCGGATTCGAACCGGGGTAGAAGTTTCCTATAAAAGCATTATCTTTTATGCGGATGTCCGGGCGACTGGAAATATCTCCGCCCGCTAACCAGCATTCCCCATCCTGCGATAGTTGTTCCTCGGAGGCTACCTTTCCTCCTATATTCCCTTTTGGGATGAAGCCGCCAAGAGAGTAAACGTCTCTCTCGGCTACTATGAACCCCGCTGAATTAATTGAGTATTTCTTTCCCATGATTATTTAGTTTTAGATTTTTGTTTCTCTACTTCATCATGTCTCTTGCTGATCGCTAGAATAACATCTGAGTAGTTTATCTTCTTCGCATCTTCGAATGAGCAGTTAAACAGTTCGGATGTGATCTGTACCATTCCTAGCACACTTTTAGCTTCTGTGATTGGATTCGATTCACCGGAACCACCTCCCCCCGGTAACAGTACACGTTCCAGCTCGTCAGCCTGTCCGATCTGCTCTACAATGTACTTCGTCAGTTTCACCATATCAGCAACAGTTTCTGGTACATATCCCCCAGTCCATCCGCTAATACGTTCTAATACTGTTTCAGCTCTGCGTGCTTCGATCATCTGCCAGAGAGTTACATCTTCAACTGATGGACACGTATAAATGATCTGTCCATTACGTGTTACCCATCGGGAAGGTATTAAGTATTCCGACATATAATGCAGAAGTGCAGCTTCATCTTGCGAAAGACTCTCCACAGCATCCGGCTTTAGATTCGCTATACGCCGTAATTGCATCAAGCGTTGATATCTACTTGTCAGACGAACAAACGTCTTCCATAACCAACGAAATGGGGTAAATAGGCGATATATCCGATATCGCACATATCCCCGAAAGGTTTTAATTTCGCTTTTCTTCATCTTTTCTTTGTTTCTTGCCGGGACGATACTTGGCGATCAGAAACTCAGTCGCGTATCGTATAGCGTCCATAGCGTGATTATTTTCGTCTACTGCCTCGTTCGTATCATAGAGTCCGGTCATCTTGTCAAATACATAAGAGTAATTATCTGCTTCGTCCTGTATGCCTCGGCTACCTTGTACAATGTGTATTTTAAACTGCTTCACTTGTGAAATACCTGCCATGATTGATCCTTTTCCCTTTATACATGGAAATATGCGGCATCCCAAACGAGAAATCTCAGCAATACTCTTCGCCTCTTGATTATCCGCAATAGTGGTAACTTTATGTAGCCCATTCTTGCGCAAGACATTCGCAATATCCCAATTCAACAGCCCTGTAGAGTATGCGATCTCTTGAACATAAAGATCATCTTTATCGAAGCCAACTTTTACAATCGCCGTAGGATCACCTGAGAAACCGAAGTCAAGACCAAGACACCATTTACAATTCGCAGGAAACTCCGGCACAATATCATATTCAGGATATACCAGTCCTTCGGTTCCTCCTGTTTCACCAAGTCCGAAGATTCGCCACCAGTTTTCATCAGCCTTATTTCTCTCAATCTCTTCGATCTGCTCCGGTGTCAAATATGGATTATCCTTGTAGGTGCTGACGATTTCCACCATGCCGGGACCCTTGAAATAGTCGTGTGCCCAAAACTTCTTAACCGGATTAAAGTCTACATACAGCATCAAACGAGTACGAACCGCCATTTGCCGGAATACTTCTTTCGGGACCCTCTGTGCTTCGTTTACAAACAGGATATCACGTGCAGGACCAAATACTTTCGCAGCATTCTCACAACCGAAAAACTCTATCTGTGATCCATTAGGAAAAGTGTAAGTCATTTCGGTTAAATTCATTGCCTTGCCATTCCAAAGACCTTCATCTTGCAACATACGTTTGAAATCGCGAAACATACCACGTTTCACTCCCGGCATTGTATCAGTTACACACGATATGAGCAAAGGAGCTTCTGACTTCTCGGCAATAAGAAAAAGCAACTGTAACATGCTCCACGTTTTAGAAGATCGAGTACCACCCCGTGAAGATACTCCACGAATCACCGGATTTACCGTGGCTTCTAATAGCCTGTCAAAAACATAGGTCGTTTTCATTGTCCAGAGCCTTCTGTTTCCCCCTCTCCTTTCATCTTCCGTTTCTGCGATAGTGTGGAGAGCTTCTTAATATTACTAACCGATTCTTCTTTCAATACTTCGACCTTCAATGTTACTCCTTCCGTCTTCACATCGGTTCCAGTTTGTTTATTACGCCAACGATCAGGAGATATATTTGTAAGCAAGAATATAGCAGCACCAACATTCGCCTCTACATTCTTCACTGTTACTATTTTCTTCTTTACTTTCTTCCCTTCATATTCGGTTTTAGTTTCCTCAAATTCATATCCGCAAGCAGCTTTTGACAGAGATTCAACTAACCTCTGCTCTAGCTTCTCCTTAAACTCATTTTTCCCTTTTTTTATAGCATCCGCAAAATCCGCATTTTCAAGCCAACGATAGTATGTTTGAGAGTCTATGCCGAAATGAGCGCAAAAGTCTTTCAACCTCGCACCGCCATGCTCCATTAGCCCATTTTCAGCCACCCATTTAGAGCACATTTCAGTCATTTCCTTTAAATTGTACGCCATGCTATAATCAGTTTTATATCAATAGCAAATTTACCCGATATCACTCTTACAGCCATGTCAAATTGTATCAAGTACAGATTTACGGCGTTCTTCATCGTATATCGTATTACACAGCTTGTATTTTAACGAAATGCTCTCCATCCATTCATTAGGGTCTTGTGCAGTTCTTTCTTCTTCCACGTACTTCCAAACTCTCGTGGCGCGCTCCCACCGGAACAAAGCCTTCTTTAAATTCTGGTAGTGATTAATCCTGTAGATCTGATTTGTATATGAGGCATAAAAATCCTTCTTCACCTTGTCCAAGCCATCCGCTTTACTCTCCCAATCATTATGTATTCCTATCTTGGGATCAATGAAAGCTAACTCTTTGAGGGGAGCTTGCGCCTTTCTTCCATTCCTCAATCCTTTTACAAATTTCTTTAAACCTTCAAAGTTCTTTGTAATATCTACTCCGTTGACATATCCGTTCCCATACCGATCCTTAATGCACCTTACCCCTATCTGCATTAAATATGAATATACTACAAAGGCATGGACATTTAACATTACCCCGATTTCACGTACATTCACCCACGTTTTTTCATTAATTTTTCTCTCCATACACGATAATTTAAAAAGTAAATAGTATATTTGCTACATCATCGTGTTGATTAGGGAGAACAAAGCTTTTACACCCTGCTAGTTCTCCCTAATTTTTTTACTCTCTTCTTACTTCTAAGATTTTCCCGGTCAATCTTTCTTCCCCACATCATCGAGTTATACAGGGAGACAGCATATAAAAAAAGTTCCTCACTACTTGCAAGGAACTCTACTTTTGTAGCTTCTTTTATTGAATCAGCATACAAACTTTGATTTATGTGATTATCCATTTGGTTTCTTCTTTTCTCTCAATTGTATTCTAAGATTCTGATTGAACAATCTAACTTTCTCTCTAACGAACAGATATCGTTTTTTTAGCTTTATGGCATCCTCCTTTGAATTACATTCTCCTCCTTCAATAGTAAAGTATCTACCATCTCCCTGCTCTTCCATAACATGGTATTTATCTTTCCTACGTCTAATACGAATATTCCCTACCATGATTGCCCCCTTTCTTCCATCTCCTTACGCATAGCTATTAACTTCTCTCGATAAGTTGATTTACTAGAAACTTCACCTTCTGAAAGTTCCTTTTTTAGAAGATTGCCAACTACGATACCACTAATAGCCAACTTCAACTGGATTGCCTGACCTTCCAAGTCATCATCTTCCACCGTGTATTCTGTACCTTTGAGCTTATTCCATTGTTCTTCTGATAACTTTCCACCAGCAAGGAACATGAGAGTAGAGATATCTTCTCTCTCTAACTCTATTTTTACTGTTACTTTTTCCATATTTCTATTCTGTTTTAATCAAAATCATATTCGTCTTTCCTCTCATAGATAAGGTCGTAAGCTGTTTCACCAAGAGCCATATCTACACCGCAAATCATATCTTTAGCATTTTGGAACTCTGCGATATTTTCAAGAATATCACGGAGCTTTATTCTTGCATCTTCAAGTACTCTATCACAGTCAGACATCAATGTTTCAAACGATTCATTCTGTTCTTTGTGATTGCTATATGCAGCATCTTTATACACATCACTAACCATAGTTGCTGAACGTCTAATTTCATCCAGTGTCAAGTTTATCAATTCTATTTTCTTCATATTCGTATTGTTATACGTTAATCTACTATCTTTACATACTCATTTTTGTTGATCCCGGCAGAACCGTCTACTCCATATTCAAATCTTGCGCCAGCAAGAATACGTTTCATTATTTCTACAGATGCGGCATAAGCATCTCCAATCGTTTTATAATTCTGATGCCCGATTGGATATTTACAATATCTACGTCCTCCGTTAATACGGATGGATATACCGAAAACCTCTTCTCCGGTCTTCCTATTGTAATTCGGTTGCGTTCTGATATCCATACTTTTGTTCTTTATTGATTTGTTATTAATTAAAATACCGACTACATTTAAATCCTTTGCGTGGTGAGAAGTCCGCAAAATCAAATGACTTGAATAACCACATCTTATTTGCCCATCTTGCAAGGTCTAACTCATACTGTTTAGGCTTACGATTGTTTGTGAAGTCTCTGTAAGGCTGGACGAATGGGGTAATACCTAAACTCTTTAATGTATTAAGCCGAAACAAATCCTGCTCAATGGTAGAGTTAAAACCAACCAATACGTAGCAGGTTATTTTGTAAGGCTTCACGTACTTGATCATTTCTTTTAGCCGATCAGTTAGATCTATTTGAGGTAGGTCCCATGCAATATGGATATTCTGTTTCATCTTCAATTTATTCAGCCAATACGCCTGCTCTTCATCCATGATCCGAACATCTACTCCATGTAGTTTAACAGACTGCCCAGCTTTCAAAAGATAATCAACCGAATCTTTCCATTCCGGATTAGCAAAAAAGTTGTTGTCTAACACCTCAATCCATTTTCCCATCGGATTCAAATCAACAGGTTCCACCGGATGAATATACCCTTCTTTCTCTCTTACAAGGCAAAACGGACATTTCCGGATACAACCACGACTAAAGAACTGAATAGAGAAAGGATATTGTGGATAAATGGAATAATCCATCATCCGGCTGTTTTCTATTTCTTCAGAAAGTTTACTGGTAATATCGTATCCTGTACCACCTTTTTCAATCTCATCTGCCTGTAATGTAAGATAATTAAAGTCTGAAGTGAAAGTAAATACTTTGCTCGCCATTACTTTGTCGTACCTGTTAAAAGGAGTAGCCCATTCCACCTGATCGCCTCTTGCCTTGTGATAGGCAGATATCCGCATAAGAGCGAAGTTAGGGAAGTTATGACCATCTACGTCGATTAATCCAATGTTCATTGCTGATTTGTTATACGTTAAACTCTATTTTCTGTTGCAGTACTTCGTCTGCATAATATTGGTCAAAACTTTTATCGCTTATCCACCAATTAAAACCAAATTCAGCATCGGTGAAGTTACGATTGAGATATCCCGCATCAATCAGTTTTTGAATTGTTTGTATCCACTTTCGCTTCACATGAGGAAAACGCTGGCAGTCTTTTAGCTTCTGTTTGTAGTTAGACATCGGGCAAAAAATACATCCAATACGCTTATAGCCTTCATCGTATAATTTGCAGTGCGGTATATTATTTGAGTTAAGAAACTGCCAAACTTCACGTTCAGTCCAGTAAAGAATAGGCGAGACAAGAATCTTATCTTTTCCATTGACGCATGTAACCATATTTTCTTTATGCTCGGAAAATTGGTCGAAATTCCCGCTGAATTTATGGCTGCTAATCTCAATTTCTTCACGTTTAGAGCGCCGCACACTTTCAGCTTTACGAATGCCGATCAAGGTGACTTTACCTGCACCGGACATTTCTTTAAATTCAGCACAACACCAGCGCATCGTTCGTGTAGGAATAATATGCTTTTTTAGAGCCATGTCATAAATAGACATTTTAGGCTTTATCAGTTCCACGTCTGGGTAATTCCTCTTCACAAATCGAATAACGTCCGGAGGGTCAATGCTCGTAAGGTTCATGTGAGCCTTAAATTTTACTCCTGCCATCTTCGCAAGGTGATAGAGGACTTGGCTATCCTTGCCACCGGAGAACGCTAAGTAAAAGCCATCCTCCGGGTCATAGTCAAGTGCCATCTGTTCGCATTTGCGAAGTAAGGCTATAGAATAATCGATCTTAGATTGCAGTTTCATTTGATTCTTTTTTTATCTTGTATTGAATTATTCTTCATTCGACAAATACAACTTCATCCCCTTTTTAGTCAAACCTAATACGTGAGTATCGTCCGCCCATTCGTTGGCAATTCGCATATAATCAGCTGGGCAGCCATTATACAGTTTGACTGTATATTCACCGTCCGGTGGCATAGAATCATCCCCATATCCAGCCACAAGTTTCTTATCAAAAGCCATCAAATCACCGTAGCAATTAGCAAAGTAAATGCCTGCCTTCTCACATTCTTTATATGCTTTCTTTAGCTTATTGAAAGCCTTTTTCTGCTCGGTTGTTAGTTCACAGACCGAGTATAAATTTGTATCCATAATGTTCCTTTCTATCTTGTTATTAATTAAAAAAAATAGCGATCTGATAGACCACTATGTTAATCATACTTGGGGATATTTTAATTTCTCAATAGCTTCTTTGTCTCCGTTGGCAGCACGTCTCTTAGTCTCCAAATACCAAGTATAGGGATTATACCCTTTGGGGATTGTATATCCGGCAGGCAATTCCCGTCTAGCTAATGCTTCCTCATTAATCTTTCGCTTTTCACATCGATCAATTTCTTTCTGTCTCTCTGGAATAAACTCTTTGAAAAAAGCATTTCCAATCCTTCGGGCATCAAATTGAGAAAAAGAGTTATCGTATCTTCCGGACTTGTATCGAGAAAAAAACAGCATTAGTTCTGATAACTTGTATATCTGAACAGACGACGCAAATGTCTGAGCAAATATTCCGATTCCTTGTGCTACCCCTTCGTCTTTACAAGAACTAGACCCAAATAATGCCAGCACTTGTGCATAAATCCACATTTCCGCATTTCCTTCTCCATAAACTTCATCATACTTTTTAATCGTGGGACAATTTGAAAAATATGCTTTTTCTGGATTCTGAGCCACATAAGCCCAGTTTGTCGGAGAAAAGACACGCTCAATATCAGAAGGGTCTTTCCACTTCGTTAACCAAGCCTTGCTCTCTACGCTGACGCTCGGCAATGAATTGCTGCAAGGCATGGTCATTTGCTTCCTGCTTGCTTGTACAAGGTTTCTGATTGTTTCCATACTTTTTTTGTTTTAGCCATTCTTGATAATCACGTCCAGTACCCGAAAATACTACTCCGGTCCAATTAGATTCGATAGCCCGTTCAATTTGTCGGATAGCGAACTCTTCTTCAAACTGCCCCAGCTTGTTTAATGAAATCTGCAAAGCATAATTTAGCTTTCCTTTCCATTTTGGAGTTTTCACAAGTTCCGTCCATGCCGACATAAATGCTATCGAAGTAAAAGGATAAACTAAAGGCTTCGCATCTCCTTCTTTTTTCCTAGATCGCTTAGGCTTCTCGGGTGGGGTGCTCTCGTGCGTATGCGCGAGACTCTCTTCTTGTTTTATGTTTATATTATCTATAATAGGTGGAATTTGCGTTTCATCCTCAATATTTGCGGATGATATTGCGGATGATGTATTTTTATCATCCTCATTTTTTGCGGATGATGTTGCGAATGATATTGCGGATGATTCTTCGGATGAATTAATAATCTCCTTCTCACTATCATTCGCACTTTCATCCTCAATATTTGCGGATGATATTGCGGATGATGTTGCGGATGATAGTAAATCATCACTGATACTTTTCATGAATGAATAATAACATCCTATGCGTTTGTCTTTACTGGATCGAAAATGAATAAGACCAGCGTTAGATAAACACTCCCTCGACTTGCGAAGAGTATTATCAGACATATCTAAATTCCCACAAAGAATATTACTACGAACGAAAAACACATCCTTCCACTTCATATCATTACAAATCGCTACAAGCTCATGATATAAAGCTTGCGCTGCTGTAGTAAGGTAAGTATCATCACGCACCTTTCGAAGCTTGGAAATTAGTTGATAACTATTCATAAATGAAAATATCTATTTGCTGCACATTCATCAAAAGACTTCACCCGCTCTATAAGACGCTTCTGTCTCTGTCTGAATGCTAAGTTATTATCGTACCTATTATGGCATTCCCTGCACAATCCTACGATGTTCTGAGGATTGGTATAATGTTCTGGATACATGCTCTTAGGAACCAAATGCGCAGCATCTACTGCTGGCTTGCCACATATTACACAAAAGGGGGAAAGCGACTGCTTTATTTTAGCAACCTCTCTGTTTCTCTGAGCTTGTTTACTGCTTACCTGTTTCATAAGAATAGCTTTTAAATAATAGTTCCCGGATACCGAACCAACGGACACCGGGATAATTTATTTACCATGCTTCATTGCATGGCAATCTTCACATAGCGTTTCAAGACAATACAAGAACTCTAATTCATGTCCAACTATAGAGTATCCTGCAACGTCATAGACTTTGTGATGAATCTCCAAATTATAAGTCTTTCCACATACTTGGCACTTGTGCCCGTCACGGATTCGGACCTTACGTTTTACTTCTTCCCAATAAGGATTATTCCTCAGACTCTTCCGGTATTTCGTTGGTCTCCCCCTCTTGTGTGCTAGTCTCGTCATTTTCGTCCTCCTTTCTCCATGGACTTTCTTCGATTGGAACTCGATGCCATTCGTGACGTTCAATAGGAACTACTTCACTGGTATCTTCATTCACGAAATCTTCAATCCATTGCTCCAGCCATACATCTTGACCATCTTCCTCCCATACCTCGATTATATCCTCTCCTTCTCCGAATCGGCGGACATTCTTACGAGTATCTTTAAAATCAACGTTTGGCAGTTCATATCCCAATTCTTTGAATGCCTCTTGATTTTTTTCTCCGGAATTAAACAGATCGTTGTATTCATGCTTCGGAATTTCTTGAACTAATGCCAGACGAAAAGCGTCATTCACCCATGAGTAATACAAGTAATACCCCATAACCGGAATGCGGAAAGTATCGATCATCTTCAAAGGATAATCCTTCACACCTTTCTTTGCAAGGTTCACAAGGTCCTTAAACTGAGTATTTAATGCTGAAATCTTTGCCTCAAATTCTTTCTTCTCGGTATTGAACTTTGCTTTCAATGCTTCGAACTGTGCTTCAAGTTCCGGCATCTGTTCCTCAGCAATTTCACCATAATTCGCACGGATAGTTGAGATTTCATAATCGTCCATCACCCGGTTAGCGATTACATCTTTCTCCTGAATGGTAACGAAACTCTCAGCAAGCTTCTTCTTTACATCGTCCATAGAGACACAATCAGAGAAAATCACTTCGGGAAATTTCACGGTGGTAGGGAGCTTAAATTTAAGTTCCTCCGGTACATAGTCTTTTAAATCAATCATTGTTTCTTAGTATTTAATTTCTTAAGCATTTTTTTGCACCTTCTACATAAATCCTGATCGGGAGATGTTTTAGGAGCATATTTCTCTATTTTATCAGAGCATTGTCTAAGTAGGCGCTCTATCGTTTGAATATCCGTTTGGCATAATTCCATTATTCAAAATCATCAATAGCCACCGGATGAAGCAATTTTTGACTCCATTCCGGGAGCTGCATATCAATAATACCTCTTGCTCCTTCTTCGGCTTTAGCATCATATCCGGGAAACCATTTCTTGTCAAAACAGTCTTTTACGATAGAAAGAGCATAGCGATATTTATACTTGCCATTTGCCAAATCATCAGGCGACCAGAAGAGAACAGCGACATCGTATGGTTCAACCGTCTGTAGCATGATCATGATCGTTACATTAAAGTTTCGTCCAGTAACGCTACTCATAACTTCTTGGTACATTCCTTCTGAAAGCTCATACTTGAGTTTAGCACAATCATAGTAGAACTTGCCGAGATCGTCGGCACGTGTGGTCTTAAAGGAAATAACTGCATTTACACCGATATTTTCCTCTACATTAAAATAATCCGGTCGAACTCTTACATTAAGCCCCGTTTCTTCATCCTTGCCATAGAACGATACTTCTGAGTATGCACCTTTCAAAAGCTGTTTGATGATGCCGCCACCATACCAATAATAGTTCCTTTCAAGAGCCTTGATAATCATACTCATTTCATCACTGATAAACGAGTATCCCAAATCAATGCACTTCTGTTTCTTATTATCACGAAAGTCTTTCAGATCGCAGAAATTCCACCTTTCAGAAGGTATTTCTTCTTCGACATCTGGAACATAATTCTTATCATTCTGGAGCAATTCATTATAGAACTTAATCATTCCAAGCACGCCTTCTTTAGATGATTGGTTACACTTAGGTTCTACTTTGACAAGCTCGAATAAACGTGGTTCCAAAAATGCCATGTGGGCAAATGTCCCTAACTGAAAACAAGGTTTTTCTTTCTCTTCAAATGTCCTTTCGTAATCATAATAAAAGGATCGTGGAGTTTTAAGAGCATTTTTCAAATTGGAAGAGGAAATATGATCGCTTTTCAAATACATCTCCATAGGATCACGCTTTACTACTCCGTTAACGCTCAATTCCTTCAAATCAATATTAACAGGTGGCTTATTGCAATTCAAAGAGATAAAATCAAGCATCTCCTCTTTGGTGGGATAATCTTCCGGATTATAAGCAGAAGGGTTGAGTTCTTCCCCTTCTGCGCAATCGTCCAAATTAAAATCTATCATCCGGCAACAGGCAAGTTAACACGCAAAGGTTTTACAGACCAATTATCTGACTGGAAGTTATTCGTTTTGTTCTTACGCTTGCCCATGTAGGTTATTTTAAGAGGCATGCCACTTTTAAGTGATCCGTTCTCAATATACTGTTCAAGAATACCAACCAATCTACGAGAGCCATTTGTAACCGTCTGCACCATACCATCTGCTGATTTCTCTAAGAAAGTAGCACAATCCAAATCTATTAATTCATCCGGACTAGTAGCACTCAATACCTTTTGAGGTTTGATTTCTACAAAGTACATTTTTCTAAATTCACCCGGTTTCTCTGGTGTCCAATAGTTTCCGCAAAGGTCAATCGGTAATTCTTGCGCATCTTCCAAAGAAGGAAGATCATTTTTACTTAGGTCTGCTGCTTGAATCACAAATGAGGATTCTCGTTCTCTAATAGCTAAATCGTCCATATTCATTATAATTAAAATAGTTAATAAAATAGTTCCCGGATACCGAACCAACGGACA